TAGCAGCATCCCTTACTGACACCCATGCAGCTCCAGACCATCTGTACATCTGGTTCTTGTCATCGGTGTCTATCCAGATATCGCCAAGTATCCTACCTAGAGAGCTTGGAGCTGTAGTTTGAGCATATGTATTAGGCTTACTATCTGCTATAGATCGTGCATTGTCTGCAAGAAGCTTTGCCTTTGCAGAAATAGCATTAAGGAGCGTTTGTCTTGTAGTGTATACATCTTGAAACTTGCTTCTAAATGTTGTCCCGACTATAGTCGTTTCCCCGGTAGAGACGTTCCATAAAACTGGAGTAGTTAACGTCGCCAAATATGTTGTTAATGCGGAAACTGCATTGTCATATGCTGTCTTCTCGGTAGTAATCGCATATGCCGTTGCTTGGGTATCAATCCCAGCTTGCTCTGTATCTATCACATATTTATTAGTTATCACTACAGATTTTTCTACTGGAGATAGAATATTGTCTGATGCAATATTCGTAAGTTGATTAAGTGCAAGCGTAGCATTTGAACTAGCGGTGTTCGCAGTTATCTGAGCAGCACCAGCAGCGCCTTGTGCTTTATATACTGCTGCAAGCGCCCTAGCGGCTTCGCCTGTATTCACCTGCCAACCTAGAGGAGCAATGCTGCTTCCATTGACATTTTCATACCGATATACTGTAGGAGTTGCTCCACTATCTATGTTAACCCAGTAATCACCATAGCTCATGCCACTTGCTGGCGCAGTTATCTGGTAGAATGTATCTACGATACCATCTCTAGCCTCTTCAAGATCCGCTAGAGCAGCTAATGGTGTAGCTAGCGATGACGATATTGAACTAGACACCATTGATGCAGTTTGCCAGCCAAGCGTATTCACATGGTCACTAAGATCTATTGTTGTAGTGCCATCGATTACAGATTGCACTAGTGAGTTGTCTGTATACTTGACTGGCAGGACCCATGCGGAACCACTCCATATATATATCGCTTTAGCTTCACGACCTCCTACAGGGGCAGACCCAGTTATCCACATATCGTTTACTTGTATCACATCAGGAGCTACTGCTACTGGCAGCGCATCGCCTGTGTAGATGCTTTTCTTTGTATCTAATTCATCAAACACAATATCTGGGATGGCCATTTCTGTCCATTTGTAGTCCCAGTTTGGCCCATTAGCAGTCTTTGTATAAACATACTCTGTATTGTTTCCAAGATATGTGCTTACTGTTCCAACATATGTATTTTTCCATAGATCACCTACATATTTATCTAGAGTAGCGCTTGCAGCTACATTAATGCTTGTGGTTCTGCCAGTAGGGACTGTAGCTTGATAGAATGTTTCTGACTTCTTGTCGACTTGACTTTGTATGTCAGTTACGAATGTAGCATACGCGCCAGTTCTCCATCCATTGAGGTCACTCTGCACAGCAGCTACGGCAGCTGTATATCGAGTAGACGTTACCCATAACGGATTTCCACCTTCAACATAGACGTATACTTCTCCTAAAACATATTCTGGATGCCCAGAGACTGCTCCGCTAGGTATCCATATATCTCCTGTTTCAAGAGCAACCATATTTCCATTGGCTCCTACTTCTCCAACTGGTATTGTATTTTTATAGAACACTGCTCGTTTTCCATCAGCAGTATCCTGAGCCTTTGCTGCATTTGACAGAGCAAGAACTACGTCTACATCTGTGATTCGTATCCACGAATAGATTACGCCTAGGTCTGGAGTATCATCGATATCTTCGTACGCAAATCTGTATCCATATCCAGTTAGCCGATCATAGTACAAGTCCCCTACATGTAGACTCTTATCTTCTACAGTTGTCCAGTCGGATGCAGGTAGATTTATAAGCGTTGGCTCTCCATCTCTGAAGTACGTAGCTATAGTCCCATCTATCTGATTTTGAATTCCTTCAAGGAGCCCATCTACAGTTGTGGCAAAAGCAGTTAGCTCAGCTCCTACAGTATTATCTACGTATGATAGGCCTTGTGCTACATTTGTAGGAACCCAGCCATCAGCATTTGGTCCGAACGTCCCACCAATGTACTGGTACCACGTATCTCCAAATTTATAGAATTCCCCAATAGATGGATCTCCAGTTCCAGTCCACTCACTATACGAAGCTATCAAAAGATTCTTAGTTTCTTCTATTGTTACAGACATTCCATTCATTTCTACACTCATTAAGTCTACACTTTGAGCTACCGCACTATTTGCATCTACTTTTGTGACTGCAATATTCCCAATGTACGCTTCAATTGCGCTTGTACTATTATTTCCACCAAAACTTGCTCGAATGGCATCTACACTGAACGCAGCGGCTTCAGTTTTTGTAGCATAGGTATTTTTTACATCCAAAATTGCAGCATTCATAGGCCCAAGTTCTGACCCCAAAGTAGTTGTCAGTGTAGCATTTGACACATACGCATTTTCAATTTGGCTAATTACCTGGTTAACGCCACGTTCAATTTCTCCCATAAGATCATTTCGTATCACTGTTAGTGCATCAAGAAGACTTCCACCAGTTCCAATGGATTCTCGTACTAATTCATCTACATAGGAGCCAACCCAGCTACTAGTATTGCCGAAATTCCCTATTGATCCAACAACATACGTACTTGGTTGCAGTTCTACAGTAACTGATTCTTGCCCAATAATATCTGCGTCAATTACTGTTGCTTCAATAGCTACATCTACTCCAGTGCTTAATACACTTCCATCTGTTTCAATCTTAATCATTTAGCAACTCGCAGGAATTACATACACATTGTCAATAATCACAGTCCTAGCAGGTGTCCCATCTGTGAAAATAAGCTGCATTACAGCTTCATAGGCCGGTTTTAAGTACGCACCGTCCACTACTTCACCTCGTTGAGGGACAAACTGCGCTGTGTATGCTGCACTTAGAGAAACGTTAATAACACCATTTAGGTATGTTAATGGACTTGCTGTTACATCATCTGGCACTTGAACCATAACTACTCCATTTGTAACAGTAGGAACACAAACGCCAGAATAAGTTCGAAACTGTAAAGTACTGTTTACTGCGTCAAAGAATTTTACATCCTGAGCAAGAAAACTATCTTTTTCAATCACTCTAAGTGTAAAGTCAAATGCTTTGCCTTTAGGAATTATAAAATCAGCCATAATCAGTCCTTTATAAATATATCCATAAGCTCCAAAGAGCCTATAGTATAGTTACTTTTTTGACGCGTCTAACTGTGCTTGAATTTCTGCAGGAACAGGAACTTCAACAACTGCAAATGCAGGTACTTCAATATTCCGAACAATCTCTTGCCCATTTACTGTTGCACTTTCTTGAATTAACATCGACTTCTCAGCAAATAGCTGTAGAATACAAGCGGGTTCCCATGAAGGTTTATTGAATACTACTACTTTTTTGATAAACCCGATCTCACCGTTTCCGACTGAGTATGTCTCAGATGGCAAACCGCGCATACGTTCATCAAGTGGAGTAATCTTCACATAACTGAGCTTTAGTGCTTCTTGTCGAGCATTTACTTTCGCAGCAACTCCACTGATTTCAGTTTTAACAGCAGCTTTTGACTCTTCAGTTGGTTTTTCATACCCAGCTTCTTTAGCAGCCATTGCTTGAGCTTCTTCAGCTTCTGCCACGAGTAGCTCAAGTTCTTCCTTAGCCGGTTGACCTTTGAACTCTACACCTAATTCTTTAGCACGATCTTTTAATTCTTGGTAGGTCATTGTATGACTCCTGTTATTTTTTTTTTTTTTTTATTTTATAGTTAAAGGTAATTACCTTATAACTTTTGTGAGCAATTGTAGCAGAGCAGAGCTGAAGCCCTACTTGCAGTATTAATCCGCTATGGATTTAAGCCGAAGCTTAACTCCTAGTAGCGAGACGCTGTAACGTAGTTACAAATCCATTCTGGACGTTCGATAAGAACACCATTCCACCATTCAAGAACAGACATACCGAATTTAGCGTAAGGATTCTCACGTGTTCGAAGATCTTCTGGAGTTTTGTGAATAACGTTAAACTTACCTTGTGTACCAGAACCAAACTCAAAACCGATGTGAGTAAATGAACCTGAACCAATAACCAAGTTAGCATATACTTCAAACTTAGTACCATCGTTACGGAACGCATCACGTCCAGCACCAGTAACCCAAGCAGCACCAGCAGCAGCATCAGCAGCAGTCGAGTATTTTACCATTTTAGGGTGTACAACGATACGGAATGGTCCAACTTTACCAATTTCACCATGAATTGCAGTGATATACTTACCATTGCTGTTCGCTTTTGCGTACTGCTCAAGAGGAACAAATGCATCATCGGTACCATTTAATGCTTTAATAGACATAAAGTCCATTTTCATATCAGCGCTAATAAACATATAACGAGCTGCTTGTACAGTACGTGTATCGCTCATGTTTGAACCAGAAATAACTGTTGTATCACGAGGACATTTGTTGTTATCTAACTCAGTATCCATACGGATCAAATCTTGGATTGTTGGAACCGCAGTTTGATTAACAGTTGCTACAGATGTAACACCTGTCCCAGCATAATAAACAACACCAGCACCATTGATCAATTCCATTGCCAATACATCTTCATTGATTTGATTCGCTGCACGAGCCGCTTCACGAGTAATGTGTTGTTTCAACTTAGGATCTGAATCAAAATTCATCTCATCTTTTGTCCACTCATAGAAAATACCACGATTCTTAATTGAACCACGAACTTCTTTACGGCTGAAGCTGACTTTGTTAGCACGAGCTGTTGTTTCACCCAAGTCAGGCATTTTACCATTGATAAATCCCATACCACGAGATGAACCATACAAGTTACCATTAGAGGCAACACCAAATGCATCAATACCTGACGCAGCAACTTCATTCAAGTCGTCAAGAACAGCAATATAACGATGTTTAACAACTTCTTTACCTTGGTGCATAGGCATTGCCATAGTTCCAGACATTTGTGAAAGGATCATCTCATCTTTGATGTCGATAATCGCCATTTTGTCATAATGCGCCTGAGTCAACTGGACATTATTTGCTTTTTTGTCAATTGTGGAAACTCCACCTGTTTTACCTGTATTATAACCCATTATCTAACCCTTTAAAGTTTCTTTTCCATCCATTTTACGTAGTCGTCATCACTCATTTTGAGCGCTTCATCTAAGTAATCTATAGACTTCCGTGTTCCAGCATTACTTTTAGTTGGTGCTGCGGCCCTACGTTTCCCAGCAACCGCTTTGGTTACTTCCCGCTTCTCAGTACTTTTAACTACATCAGCAATCTTTTTATCTTTAGCTTCTTGTACTGCAACAGTTTGAGCACGCATTGCTGCTTTCTCTTGTTCTTGCGTATACTGTACAACAGCTGCTTTATAGTAATCTAAGTCTGAGCGCATACTTCTACCGTACTTCATTTCTTCCTGCATCCGAATCTTTTTAGCAATTGGGCTCAACCGTTGGTAGGTCCCACTCTTGATATCAGTATGTAGCAATCGAATCAAATTCGGGTTTTTGGTCATTTCAGTCCAGGACTCATCATCCCATTCTTTCGTAAGAACAGTATGAGTTACCTCATATTCTGGGTCCTTACTAATTTCTGCTGTTACCTCTTGGATATCCAGCTCCACATTACTCCGACCATAATTTTGCGGTACATATTTCACTTCATTCTCAACTTCAAGTTCTAGAGTGTCGACCCCTACATCCTTGATTAGTTTAGCGATAGCTTCTTTATTACCCTTCAGCAGATCAATCGCAAAGTTCATTTGTTCTGGAGTGATTTTCTCTTGTTCCATCGCATCTAACATTGGTCGATATTTCTTCAGAGCTTGGGTTTTTTGTGTATAGTCTAGTGCTTTTGCAAACACTGCCGGAAATTGTTCAAGCATCTCAGCATCACTGAATTGGAATACTTCTCCACCGGCTTTAACTGTACGTTGTGCAGGCTCTACTACTGGTTGTGTTTCTGTTTTCACTGCATCTTTTGTATCTTTAGATTGTTCTGTATCAGTATCTTCAGGACCCCCGTCGGTTTCCTCGTCATCTTCTTCAGAGTCTTCTTCTACATCATCTTCAGTTTCTTCTTCATCACTATTATCATCGGAATCCTCTTCAGGTTGTTCCAAGTCTTCTTCAGAATCATCAAAGTCGTCTTCGACAGCTTCTTCATCTTCTTCATATTCTTCAGTAGTGTCGCCTACAGGACCAACTTCAATCTCTTCTGAATCCGCTTCTGCGAATTCCGCATTGTTCATCCACTGTGTGAATTCTTCATCTGACATTGTGTCCGGATTTGTATTAGTACTTGCCATTAGTTACTACCTTTCGCTAAATCAGATTTAGCAGCAGAACCACAACTCAATACATAGTCCATATACGCTTCAAAGAACTTGGCAGCTTTGATCTTTTCAAGAGCACCTTCACGAAGAATCTCATTTGCACTAATTAACTGTCCAACTTCATGCGCTACCGTCTTTTTACAAAAATCTTCTAAAAACACATTGATGAATCGTTGATCTCCAAGCAGTCCTTTCAGATCATCTGCTAACGCAACTTCGTAGCGTAGCCCTTTTAAAGCATTGTCTAATTCTACAGAATCAGTCGATTTTTCTTGGTTAGTCATTAAATGACTCCTTTTCGATTGTTGATTTTAGTGGATATTACTCACTTGTCTGATTATAACCCCTCATAACTTAAGGGGTGCTTACATTACTTCTTTTTAGGTGGTTTAGGTTTTGTTTTACAAGCCATTGTGTATTCCTTACTTTTTGTATTTGATTGCTTGGCGTTCATGAATTTTATTTGCGTAATCATCTACGCCTTTATAAAACTCAGTTTCACTTAATCCAGACTTCAAAGCATCCTCTTTATTGAACGCTCCAAGATGCTCTCCAGTCTTAAAAAAATGTTTAACCGCAGTTTGTTCAGATACTGGAACACCATTAACAATTTGTGGAACTAATATTTCAGTAGTTCCATCAGGACTGAAGCTAAAACTATGTTCAGTTTGAATATACCCATCAGGATGATTATAGACTTTTCTTTTATCTAGGTCAATTGTCCCGAGGTACGCTGCAAGCCCATACGAATTTTCCACTACACAGCACCTTGTGACGCATACATTCCAGCAAGACCTTGCTCTGCTGGTACTTGTCCTTGCGCAGCTTGAGCTTCCTGTTGTACCATCATTAATGCTTTCTCAATCAGTTCCACAGGAACACCATTTTGTGCCAACTCTTCAGGAGTGATACCTTGCTTCAATAGCGCAACAATCTCATTCACACTTACTTGTGGAGCCTGCTTACTAGGCCCACGACCTACTGGAGGTGTCATTGGCCCCATTCCTTGCTCTGCAGCGTATGCTGCTGCTAATCCATTTTCTTCCATTATGCCATCTCCTCTTGTGTTTGTAGATACTCAGCTAACCCGGCATTTTGTGGAGCTTGAGGTTGCATTGTTTGTGCCAGTTGTGCTCTTTGTGCACGGATTGCTTGAAGCAGTCCAGCTGCTCCAGCTACTTGGCCTTCAGCCCAAGCTTTTTCAGTCAATGGAGCTGCGTAAGTATCTAACCTACTTTGCTCAGCAACTTCTTTACCTAGAGCCGCATAACTGCGCTCTTCACCAGCACGTTTTGCAGCACTTGTCATTGTTGTGTTATCATCTACGATTGGGTCATACATTAGTCTCTCCTCGCTATTCCAATATTTTTATCACCAGCTTTAGCTTGTAACTCTGCTAACATAAACTGATGAGCTCGCTCTTTATCTTGCTCACTTGATTTGTGAATTTCACTAAATCCATGATCTTTATCAATGTAGTTTAGGTCCGTCATATCAGCTTCGCTATTCAATTTACGTGCTCTTGCAAGTTCTGATTCCATTTTAGCCAATTTTACCTTAGCATCAATCTGATCTTCATATGCTCTTGCTTTATCACGCGCAATTCTAGCACGAATCTCTTCATTCTCTAACTGTGCTTTCTCAATTGCAATTTGTTTCATTTGTTCAGCAGCCGGATCAGGCTTTTGTACGTAGGATCTAATCTCTTTTTCAAGTTTTGGGTCTCTTGTAAGTTTCGCAATATTCGCCAAGATCGGTTGAGTTAGCTCAAACGGTAAACTATTACCTAAAGTTTGGATAAGGAAGGAGTATTGTTCTGCTCTTGCAGCATTATCTTCCGCTGTTGCCACAGTAATCTCAATATCCAACCGACCTGCCAAATCATCTTTACGGATCGGGACAAATTCTGCATTAGTAACACGTACAATCTCTTCAGGTTCCATAAACTCATGGAAATACGCTAACCATTTACGCATGAGTGGTTTTAGCATATTCTCAGCAACATTCCGTACCAGCGCCATACGTCGTACACTTGTTGCGTCCAATGCACCTCTAGCCCCAGTTGCAGATCCACCTAATGCGGAACCATTGATCCCGCCACTAAATGATTTAACCCCAGTTTGTGACTCAATCTCATTATTTTGTATACCCAACATATCAAATGCACTGCTTGGTATTTGGTTATAACTACCTTGCCAGAATTGACCAATATGTCCTGTGTATTCGAAATTATCACCCTTCAGAAACTTTCGTCTATTATTATCGTCCAAAGCTCCTCTAGCAAATCCAATCTGACCATTGTTACTTTGGGCCATATTATCAATAATACCACGTGTCACTGCGGTCTTAACTTTTTGGTTATCCCCAATAATTTCTGCAAGCGCTTCACCAAACATTTGAAAGGGCACACTATTAAATGGAACAATTACAAATGGAGGTTTTCCATCAGGGTATGGATTTGTTTCCAAACGAATAATTGTGCTTCCAGTCCATGTGCAGATAATTGGTTCAACTTGCCCATCCCCATCTACATCATAAAAGCCCCAGTATTCATATACAACAAATTTCTTACGAGGGTTATCATGGAACTTGAACCCGGTTCGATCTTCGGACTGGTATCCCTCAGCATCATTTGTTGAGTCCATCCCAGCATTTTCCAACTTAGCCAAATTTTTGTATCGCCCATCAGATTTTAGTGTACTAAGATCTGTTTCGTATCGATGAATTACAAATTGGCATTTATCTAAATCATCCATGCAGGTAGGATCAATGAAAATATCTTCATTTCTACACACTTCAGCAGTAGGTTGATTGATCAAAATCTTTAACTCAGTCTCTTGGACTAACTCAATAAATTCCTCCCCAGACTCATCAATACCTATAGATTCTACTTCAACTTCAACTTCTCTATCAGCGTAATCCCATCCAGTTTTTACAATTACTGTACCTTCAGTAAGTAATACCTTTAGAGCTTTCATAATAAAATTATGTCTTGGAAATTTTCGACAGAAGTATGTATTAAGGAGCAGTTCACTTTGTGTAGCGCTTGGGCCATCTTCAAATGTTACTGGGTTTGTTTTGATAATATCGTCGCTACTTAGAAACGGGTCAGCCAGAGATGGGAGCATCCACGAAATCTGTTTTGCAATATCTTTGCTAACAATTTGGGACTTACCATCAACTTCATTCCCATAAAGCTCGCCAACAGACTGTTTTCTCCAGTCCTCACGTTGTGCATCCCACTCAGATTGGTGTGATTCAGACGAACGAAAGTCTTCTTTCAAAGCAGCAAGTATTTCTTTTTTGTTAACTTTCATTCTAATCCTATCCCCTCAGTATTGGTGCTATTCTACCTAAGCTCTCCTTAAGTATGTCTTAGCACAGTTTTATCTAACTTTAAAGTTTACTTTTAAGACTGTACCACTATACCATTGTTGCCCTGCTATTTTTAGTGAATTCACATCTGCCCCAATTGCGGCACAAGTTGCTTCGAGTCGAAATGCTGTCCAGGCATCTGGCATAATAGTTATGATGTTGCTCATCGTACTTACTTCACTTTGATACCCCGCTAGTCTCATGTCTGCTACTGGGATTACTGATTTCTCTTTAACGGTGATTGTTAATGAAGTGCCTTTATAGACGAAATGACACATCTAGAGTCAGATCATAGCTGGTTCTATCTACTTTATTGACAAAGCTTTATAGCTTTCACCATTTTTTCATTAGCTTCTTTTTGTTTTGTGTAGTTAATAGTACATCTTTTAGCTTCACCAAGAGTTGTATTTCTATCAACTATATCTATGGTAACTTCCGAGTAATCAGGGATATGACACTCACTGGGTACATATAACAGCTTATGGCTACACCCACTAATAGTTAAAGCTGTGTAAGTAAGCAGCAGCATTTTCACAATCAGTTGCATTATCATCTCCTTTCCAATCGTCTATATCTTGATAAATAACTTGATACCTAACAGTAATCTTTTCAATCTCTTTAGGCAGTTTCGATAACTTCTCATCATATTCCTTCTTATGTTTTAGTAGTGAAGCATTCTGGTATTCTAAAGCAGTCTTGTAGATGTTTATATCAGCCTCTAGCTTAGTGTTTGATATCGTCATCCATACCAGTGAGATAGAAAATAGTGAGAAGCACACAAAAACCAAAACATATTTCCAGTACATCTTTAAAAATGTAATCCATACCATCTATTCCCCTATGCTCTTATCAGAGTCTTTCTTAAGACCAAGAGCCACGCCTAGGCCAGCGAATAATGCAGCAGTACCTAAGCCATAATCTTGGTAATTAAATGCTTGAGCCTTGTACACTACTGAAAAAATTGCTAAAAAGATTCCAGTGCCTATAGAAAATACAGCGAGTACTTTAGTAATGTCAAACGTTTTGTTATCCACTTCTGTAAACCAGTCATTTAGAACCTTCTTTATCTTATCCATTATCTTCATACTCTTCTAGCCTCCTTTATAGTTTTAATGCCTCACTTTTAGTAAGTTCTGGATTTACCTTTTTACTCATACCTCTATGCGTTCTGAACCCTAGAAGTCCAGCCCTTCATAAACTCCGATTGTGTGTTATCGCGTGCCACAATCTTTTTCAGAAAATCTAAACGTGCCGCTTTGTACTTTGTAACAAACCCATCCACATTCGCATTGATAGCCTTGATCGTCCTAGGTCCAATCACCCCATCCTCAACTGCTCCGACGATACGCTGTGCGTA